TGTCCTGACTTGCTCTTGTATGGTGCTTTGATTGAAGCCGAGCCTTACTTGATGAACGATGCTCGAATCAATACATGGGGAACTATGTTTGACAGGGCTATGGGTTCATTGACTCGCTCTGACGAGAAGGGTCAATTCTCTGGCGTTCCTTTGGCAATGCAAACTACATACATCTAATATGGCTACACAAAGAATACAACTAGGTGAGTGGATGCCTGACCAATCAGGTATCTCTGGCGCATTGACTGACGCTAAGAACGTGGTTTCTCAAGCTGTGGGTTATGGCCCATTTCCTAGTGCTGTAGCGTTTTCTGCTACTGCTTCTGAAGACCTAGTTTCTTTGTACGCTGCAAAGAATCCAGACTCGACAACCCAATTGTTTACTTCTGGTGCAACCAAGATTTTTACAGTAAATGGCGTAGGCGCATTGACTCAAGTTAAAACAGGAATGACCACAGGCATTGACGATAAGGTTCGTTTTACTCAGTTTGGTAAAAGAGTAATTACTACAAACAATGCTGATGTTTTGCAAGGATGGACGTTAGGAACTTCTACGTCTTTTGCTAATTTAAGCGCATCTGCACCGATAGCTAAATTTATTACTGTGGTGCGTGACTTTGTTGTTTGCGCTAATACGCTTGAGACAACACAACAACAGTATCGTGTTAGATGGTCTGCAATTAACGATGAAACAGATTGGGTAGAGAATGTAAACACTCAGTCTGACTATCAGGATATTCCTGATGGTGGACAGATTGTAGGAATCCGAGGTGGTGAGTTTGGCTTGGTGTTCTTAGAAAGAGCCATTAGCCGAATGACCTATGTAGGCACTCCGTTCATATTCCAGTTTGACAACATCTCTCGTAATAAGGGATGTATGGTTGCTGGTTCTATTGCTCAGTACCAAGGCGTTACGTTCTTCCTGTCAGACGATGGTTTCTATATGTGTGATGGTCAGACTGTTCAATCAATTGGTAGCGAAAAGGTTGACCGATTCTTTATTGATGACGCATCAGAATCTGACTATGGTTCTATGTCTGCCGCTGTTGACCCTATCCGTAAATTAGTGATTTGGAACTATGTAGCTACAGACGGAAATCGTAAACTAATCATTTACAACTTTGCCACAAAGAGATGGACTTATGCAGACGCAGGTACTGACTTCTTGTCTGAAGCATCTACGACTGCTGTAACTTTAGAGCAGTTAGATAGCATTAGCGCATCTATTGACGCATTGACAACAAGTTTAGACTCAAGACTTTATGTGGGTGGTAAGTATTTCCTTGGTGGCACGTTAGGCGCAAAGGTTTTCACATACACAGGTCAGCCCTTGTCAGGCAGGATTGCTACTGGAGACATTGACCTTGGTGGGCCATCCGTGGTCACTTTGGCTCGTCCATTGGTAGACAATGGTTCAGCAACAGTTGCTGTGGCTTCTCGCACATTGTTAAGCCAAGACGTTACCTTTGGGACTCCAGTAGCTGCTGACTCAGAGAACAGGGTTTCTTTGCGTAGCGCAGGGCGTTACCATCGTATCCAAGTTAACCCTACTGGCGCAGATTGGAAAAACGCTGTTGCTGTAGATGTTGATGTAGCTGGTCAGGGTGTGCGCTGATGTTTAGAAGCCTACCTGCTTTTGGTGGTGACCAGAGGGCTGTGTCTGAAGTTGTCCGTGGCATCATGGACGGAAAGACCAATAACACAGGCGAAATTACGCTTACTCAATCCTCAACTACTACGATATTGACAGACAGAAGGATAGGCCCAACGACAGTAATCCTGTTTAGTCCAATAAATCTTAAGGCTGCAGCTGAGATTGCAGGTTTATTTGTGTCTGCTCGTGGTCAAGGAACGGCTACGCTAACTCATGGAAGTCATAACTTTGATATGAAATATGCGTATGCACTTATTGGTTGATTTTAATAATTTATGTATAATGGATTCCGTGGATGACCCATCTTGGAATCCGAAACTCTAGGAGTAAAAGATGGCTACCACTACCACATCGTCAATTGACCCAACAATTCAGCCATACCTTTCGTATGGCTTACAGCAAGCACAGCAAGCCTATCAGGGCGGTGGCCCACAGTATTATGGTGGTCAGACTTATGTAAGTCCTAGCACTACCACTCAAACTGGTCTACAGGCTTTAGAGGCTCGTGCTTCTTTGGGTAATCCCTTACTTCAGTCTGCACAGAATCAGCTACAGAACACAGTTTCTGGTGGCTTTTTAGGTGGAAACCCTTTCTTTCAAGGTGCTTTCCAACCTGCTGCTAAAGCTGCTGAGACTCAGTTTCAAACTACTTTAGGCGATATTGCATCTAAGGCTAGTCTTGCAGGTCGTTATGGCTCTGGTGCTATGGGTTCATTGCAAGACCGAGCCACAGGCGCATTTGGTCAACAGTTGGCTAATACTGCTGGACAGTTGGCTTACCAGAACTACGCTGATGAGCGTAATCGTCAGCAACAAGCTACGATGGCTGCACCTCAAATGGCTCAAGCTGATTACCAAGACATTCAGAATATGTTGCAAGCTGGTCAAATCCGTGAGGGTTATACAGGTCAACAACAAGCAGCAGACATTGCTAAGTTTAACTTCTTGCAAAACCAGCCCCAACAGAACTTGCAGAACTATCTGTCACTTGTCTATGGAAACCCATTAGGACGAGTTGGACAGTCTACTGCTAGTGGTGCTGCTGATACGTCATCATTGCAAAACTTATTAGGTATTGCTGCTGTTGGTGGTGGTTTGTATAAGAATCTAGGCTCTCCTAACATTGGAAGTTGGTTATCTAATTGGGGTTCTACTCCTAGCAACTTTGTTGATGTTGGTGGATTAGGTGCTGCATCTAATGCTACTTTGGCACAATTAGGAATCTAATTATGGCTGGACTATTAGACATTTTTGGTACAGGCGGTGCAGACACAATGGGTCTGCTCGGTATGTCACCTGCTGACATTCAGCGTAATCGTGACGATGCCCAAGCACAAGCCTTGTATGCCCTAGCAGGGCGTTTATTCCAAGGTGGTAATACAGGACAGTCTATTGCTGAAGGCTTAATGAAGGGTCAGCAAGCCTATAAAGGCGGTATGCAAGAAACATTGCAAAGCCAGTTACAGAATGTCCAGTTGGCTGACATGATTCGTAAGCGTAAGTTAGAGCAACAACAACTAGCTGAACAACAACGTATTCAAGGTGTCATACAAGGTGCTGTAACCAAGCCTCAAGAGATTTATGGTGAGGACATTATGGGTCAGCGAGTAGGCGAAGGCATGACTGCTGGTGGCTTTGATTTGCAAAGAGTAGTTCCTCAATTGATGGGTTCTGCTGAAGGACGCAAGACTTTGGCTGAGTTGGTTGCTGCTCAAAAGGCAATGACAGGTGAAACTACAAAACTTGGAAAGAATGAGCAACTTATCAGGATAAACCCAATAACGCAAAAGCCCGAAGTTATTGCTGGTGGTCAAAAACCTGCACAAATTGCAGATAACCCATTTGATATTTTTGCTAATGACCAGAATGTTCCTGCTGCTTTAAGGGCAACTGCACAGAGGTATAGCAAAAGCTATGCAAGTGGTGCTATTGATGATGAAACTGCTGACAAGCGTTTTGCAGAATTGTCTAACAGGATTCAATCATCTGAACAATTCAAACTTTCACAAGCCCAAACTGCTGCATTATCTCAAGGTTCTCAGGCGACAGCTAGAATGTTGGCTGACTTTAATATTGGTCAGAAACAAGAAAAAGCACAAGAAAAAATTGACACCAAAAATCAAGCTAAACAACAATTGTCAGATGTTGTTGGTCAACTAAAAACAAGTTATGACACACTTCTTGAAGGTGGTGGTATTACTAGCACAACTTCTGGTGGTCGTGAAAACATTGGTGCAAAGATGGGAACATCGGCAGTTGGTCAATTTATGGGTAGTGCGCTTGGAACTAAAAACCAAGAACAACGTCAAGTAATTGAACAGACTCGTCCTTTGTTGTTGAACTTGATTAAAGAAGCAACAGGAATGTCTGCGTCACAAATGAACTCAAATGCTGAAATGCAGATGTATTTGAAGGCTGCTACAGACCCTAAACTTAGCTACGAGGCTAACATAACGGCTTTGCAAAACTTAGATAAAACATTCGGTCTGGGTCTTTTGAAGGAGACTACTCCTCCTAAAAAGAAACAACAAGCAACATCTAGTGGGTGGTAAACATGGCTGACATTACAGTAACCTTTGATGATGGCACTTCTCATGTTTATCGAAATGCACCAGAAAGTCTTACTAAAGACGATGTGATTGCTCGTGCTTCAAAAGACTTTTCTGGAAAACAAATTACTGGTCTTGATAGAGTTGCTGGTGGACAGAAGTTATCTACTGAGCAAGTTTTAACAGGTGCTGTAACAAACTTTCCTAGTTCTGTTGGCTCAATGCTTGGTGACATTTATCAAGCCGTTACAAGCCCAATTCAAACAACTAAGGCTGTTTTAGACCTTGGTGCTGGCATATTGCAGAACGCATTACCAGAGCGACTTGTCCAAGCTGTAGGCGAAGACAAAGCAAGTCGTGACTTAGCGTCTAAAGTTGGTCAGCATTATGTAGAGCGTTATGGTAGCGTAGAAGGTGCTAAACGAGCATTGGCTACTGACCCTGCTGGAGTTATGGCAGACCTGTCTACTGTGCTTACTGGCGGTGCTATGTTGCCTACTAGGGCTGCACCTGCACTAGCTACTGCTGCTCGTGCTGTTGACCCTTTGATGTTATCTGCTCGTGCTGTTGGTAAAACTGCTGATGTTACTGGTAAGGCTTTAAAGCCTTTGATTGGTATGCAAACAGGCGCAGGTTCTGATGCTATTGGACAAGCCTATCAAGCGGGTCGTGCTGGTGGTGAAACAGCAGATATATTTAAAGCTAACTTGCGTGGAGAAGTTCCACAAACTGAAGTTTTAGATGCTGCCAAACAAAACCTAGCTGAGATGGCTATTCAACGTCAAAATGCTTATCGCACAGAGATGGCAAGCATAAGCAAAGATAAGACTGTTTTGTCTTTTGATGGTATTGATAAAGCCATTGATAACGCTATGAACAAAACTACTTACAAAGGTAAGATAGTTAATGAAAAAGCGTTTGATAGATTAGCTTCTGCAAAAGCTGAAATTGATGCTTGGAAGCAATTAGACCCCGTTGAGTTTCATACGCCAGAAGGTCTTGATAAGCTAAAGCAAAAAGTTGGTGCAATTCTTGAGGATATTCCTTTTGAGCAAAAGACTGCTTTAACTGCTGTCAATGAAGTTTACAACGGCATTAAAAACGAAATTAAGAAACAAGCACCTACATACGCTAAGACAATGCAAGCGTATTCAGAGGCTACTGACCTTATCCGTGAGATTGAAAAAACTTTATCTCAAGGAAAAAATGCTTCTGTAGATACGCAAATGCGTAAATTGCAGTCAGTCATGCGAAATAATGTCAATACAAACTACGGACAGCGCATGAGTTTGGTTAAGCAACTAGAGGAAGCTGGTGGTCGCCAGATGATGCCAGCATTAGCAGGTCAAGCGTTAAGCAATTATGCGCCTCGTGGTTTGCAAGGTGCTTCATCTATTCCTACAGCATTATTGGCTGGTAGTTTATTTGGAACTCCACTTGCAGGTGCATCATTGGCTACTTCATCTCCTCGTTTGATGGGTGAAGCTGCTTATGGCGCAGGTCGTGTTGCAAAAGGTCTTCTTGATGTGCAAAACAGGATGCCAGATATAGACTATCCAACAATGTTTAATTTGTTGTATCAAGCCGAACAACCAAGAAAAATTGACTTAACTGGTATGGCTAATCGCTAACAAGGACTAACATGGCAAAGACCAAGATTTCAGAATACAGTAGTACCGCTAATAACAATACTGACATTAACAGTATTAACTTAGCGGAGGGTATGGCCCCATCTTTGGTCAACAATGCTATTCGTACATTGATGGCTCAGTTGAAGAACTTTCAAGATGGTTCTGCTGGTGACAATGTAACTGTAGGCGGTAACTTATCTGTTACTGGCACATCTACGCTGACAGGCACTTTAACGGCTACGGCTGGTCTGTCAGGCCCACTCACATCATCGTCTGCCACTATTACTGGTGGAACTATCAATGGTGCGGTGATTGGTGGTTCATCTGCCCAAGCCATCACAGGAACAACAGTAACTGCCTCAACAGGCTTTGTTGGTGGTTTGACAGGTAACGTAACTGGTAACACTACAGGAACACACACAGGTGCTGTAACAGGTAATGTCACAGGTAACCTGACAGGCAATGTTACTGGTAACGTAACGGCTGCCTCTGGAACTTCTACATTCAATAACGTCACGATTGATGGCACATTGGATATGAGTTCTGGCACAGTAGGAACGATTACTGGTCTTGCTACACCTACCAATGCTTCAGACGCTGCTACCAAAGGTTATGTAGATACTGCTGACGCTTTAAAGTTGAATCTCTCTGGTGGCACTATGTCTGGTGCTATCGCTATGGGTACAAACAAGATTACAGGTCTTGGTACTCCTACGGCTGATGCTGACGCAGTAACCAAGTCTTATGTAGATGCTATTGCCCAAGGTATTGATGCTAAAGCCTCTGTGGTTGCTGCTTCTACTGCAAACCTTACGTTATCTGGCGCACAGACCATTGATGGTATATCTGTTATTGCAGGTGACCGAGTATTGGTTAAAGACCAGACTACTGCTTCTAACAATGGTATCTACTTATGTGCATCTGGTTCATGGACTAGAACAACAGACGCTGATACATACGCTGAATTGGTAGCTGCTTACACCTTTGTTGAGGGTGGTACAGTTAACGGCAATAACGGCTTTATCTGTACTATTCCAACAAGCGGTACTTTAGGTAGTACATCAATTACCTTTGCTCAATTCTCAGGTGCAGGTCAGGTGGTTGCTGGTACTGGCATGAGCAAGACAGGTAACACGCTTAACGTGAATACTGCCTCAAGCGCACGAATAGTTGTTAGCGCAGATGAGATTGACTTGGCTACAACTGGTGTTACTGCTAGTACATACAAGTCTGTAACTGTTGACGCATTTGGACGTATCACTTCTGGTACGAATCCTACGACTATCTCTGGTTATGGTATTACAGATGCTTACACAAAGACTGAAGTTGATACTTCTCTGAGTGGTAAGTTATCGACTACTGGTGGCACGATGTCGGGTGCTATTGCGATGGGTACGTCTAAGATTACTGGCATGGGTGACCCTACCAATGCCCAAGACGCTACTACTAAGACTTATGTTGATGGCATCTTAGGTAGTGCAACATCTGCTGCGACAAGTGCTGCTGCTGCTGCGACTTCAGCATCTAACGCTTCAACGAGTGCATCCAATGCCTCTACAAGCGCAGGAAACGCCTCTACAAGCGCAACAAATGCTGCTGCTAGTGCTACTGATGCCGCTAACACTTACGATGCCTTTGATGACCGATACTTAGGAAGCAAGTCAACTGCACCTACTGTAGACAACGATGGCAATGCTTTGCTCACAGGTGCTTTGTACTGGAATACATCGACTAGCAATTTGTTTGTGTGGACAGGTTCAACATGGACTAACGCTGCTTTCACGGCAGGTGGCTTTGCTACTTTGACAGGCACAGAAACCCTGACAAACAAGACCCTGACAAGCCCTGTCCTGACAACTCCTCAGTTGGGAACACCTGCTAGTGGTGTTTTAACCAATGCTACAGGTCTTCCTTTGGGTACTGGTGTAACAGGAACACTTCCTATCGCCAATGGTGGTACAGGTGCATCAACTTTGGCAGGGGCTAATATTGCTGTTGTCAATGTCGCCAACAGCTTTACTGGCACACAAACCTTTACAGGAACATCATCTGCAACAGCCATTGTTCTAAACGATGCAGCAGAGGTAGCAACAGTATCTGCAACTGCGGCTACTGGCACGATTAACTACGACATTACCACTCAGTCTGTCTTGTACTACACAAGTAACGCAAGTGCTAACTGGACAGTTAACTTCAGAGCCTCTAGCGGTACTTCATTGAATACTTTGATGACTACAGGTCAATCAATGACTGTGGCTTTCTTGGTCACTCAAGGCTCTACTGCTTACTATAACTCTGCTGTTCAAGTTGATGGCACTACATCAGGCGTTACGACAAGGTGGTTAGGTGGTGCGCCAACTGCGGGTAATGCTAGTGGCATTGATAGTTACCGCTTCGCAATTCTAAAAACTGGAAGTGCAACCTTTACTGTTCTTGCTTCAGTAACACAATTTAAGGCCTAAACCATGCCATTACAAGCAACTAGCGGGGCAGCAAGCTATGACGGTTTTGGTGGCAATGGTGTTCCTGTTGTTCCTAACTATATTGAGGAAGTGTTCTCAACGTATCTTTATACAGGAAATGGCTCTACACAGACCATTACCAATGGCATTGATTTATCAACTAATGGCGGTTTAGTTTGGTTGAAAGCTCGTACTGCTGGAGTTACAGATTCCCATGGTTTGTTTGACACTGCACGAGGTGTTCGCAATGCTTTATTTAGCGATTCATTAAGCGGACAAATACAGGTTGGCGCTTCTGCTGGTGTAACAAATTTTGGCGCAACTGGTTTTACAACTGTAAACAATGGCAGCGGTGGTTCAGGCTGGAACAATACAAGCATTCCTTACGCTTCATGGACATTCCGCAAGCAGCCTAAGTTTTTTGATATTGTGACGTTTACAACAGACTCTACTTTAAACCAAAGAATTAGTCATTCTCTTAATTCTGTTCCAGGTTGCATTATTATTAAAGCAACAGGAGCGAGTGATAATTGGTATGTATACCATAGAACTTTAGGACGAGATAAGTATTTGCGGTTGCAATCAACTGCTGCGGTAGGAACAATTATAGATGGATGGGGAACTTCTGACCCAACTTCTACCGACTTTGGAATTAGTTACAACTTGCAATCAGGCTCAACCGCTTGCGTTGCCTACCTATTCGCCCACAACGCAGGGGGCTTTGGCCTGACAGGTACGGACAATGTGATTTCGTGTGGGTCGTTTACTGCTGATAGTTCTGGTTATGCAACAGTTAACCTTGGCTACGAGCCTCAATTCTTAATTACTAAGGTAGTGAGCGCAGAAGGGTATTCTTGGAGACTGCTTGACACAATGCGGGGGTGGTCACAGTCAGGCAACGACAGGTTTCTTACTCCTAATTCATCCAGTGCAGAAGGCGGTGACGGGTTTGGCACTCCAACCGCTACAGGATTTGAATATGGGCAAACTGGAGCAAACACACAACACATCTACATAGCCATTCGTAGAGGCCCAATGAAAGTGCCCACTGTGGGTACGAGTGTGTTTAGCCCTAATGTTGCTACAACCACTATCGTTACAAATACGGTTTTACCGTCTGCTGGCTTTCCTGTTGACTTGATGTTCTTTAGAAAAAGTGATTTAGCATACTCCACTTATTGGAATAGCCGTTTGCTACCAGATAGCAATCTTCAGGCAAACGACACGGCGGCGGAGATAACAGGATACCCGTACAGCTTTGCTTCAATGACTTCTGTGCAAAAAATTACCAATGATTGGTTTACTGGCTCTGCTATTCCGTTTGTGTTCTGGCAATTCAGACGTGCCCCTAGCTTCTTTGATGAGGTTTGCTGGACTGGGGATGGAGCTTCCAATAGAGCCATACCTCACAATTTGACAGTTGTGCCAGAGCTTTCAATTACTAAAAGCAGAAATGCTACAGGCATAGGAGATGCCGATAGCAAGAACTGGATTGTTAGATGTTCCGCCGCACCAACTAACTACTTAGGGTTTTTAAATGCTCGTGCTGCTGGATACAGCTATGGAACAGGTAATTATTGGCCAACTACAAGTGTCTGGTTTGGGACAGGTTCTTCACTTAATACTGGAACGCTGTCGCAGGGTAACAATTGGGTTAATGGTTCGGGTGAGTTATTTGTTACATATCTCTTTGCAACGTGCGCTGGTGTAAGCAAAGTAGGAAGCTACACAGGTACAGGAACTACACTTCAAATTAACTGTGGCTTCACAGCAGGTGCTAGGTTTGTAATGGTCAAGTGTGTCGATGCAGATGGAGACTGGTATGTATGGGACTCTGCTCGTGGCATCGTAAGTGGAAATGACCCTTACTTATTTTTAAACAGCACAGCAGCAGAAGTAACCAACACCGACTATATTGACCCATACAGCGCAGGATTTGAGATTAGTTCAACTGCGCCAGCAGAAATCAATGCCTCTGGTGGCAAATTTATCTTCTTGGCAATCGCATAAGGAACAATCATGCAAATTCGTTTACGTTCAACTGGTCAAGTAATGTACGAAAGTGAATTTCGTGCATACACAAAAGCCAATGGTGGCCCATCATGGGACATAACAACAACTGAAGTCTTAACAGCTTTGGGTGCTGATGTAGTCTTTGAAGGCCCACAAGCAACGGGTGGTACTGTTTACCAATACTCTCAAGCCTCTGGTGTAGAGCAAGTAGATGGTAAGTGGTACACCAAATATATCCTTGGCCCTGTGTTTACCGATACTACTGTCGATGGCGTAACAACCACAGCCCTTGAGCATGAGACTGCTTATAAAGCCACTAAAGATGCTGAACAGGCTAAGAGTGTTCGTGCTTCAAGGGATGAGAAACTAAAAGACTGTGATTGGACACAAGTAGCTGATGCTCCTGTTGACAAAGCAGTATGGGCTACCTATCGTCAAGCCTTGCGTGATGTAACTACGCAGACAGGTTTCCCTTGGACTATTACTTGGCCTGACGCACCATGACAAACGAAGTCACCCACGAGCAAATCTATGAGCGTCTATGTGCTGTTGAAGCTAAGGTAGACCAACTAGATAAGAACACTAAAGACTTGGTAGAAGCTATTGACGCTGCCAAGGGTGCTGTAAAGGTTCTTAACTGGATAGCATCTATTGCTCAACCAGTTTTGTGGATTGGTGGTTTAGTCATTGCTGCTGGTGCTATCTGGCAGACTTGGATTAAAAAATGAAAGATTGGGCTGTGGCTTTTACTACCGCAGTCTTGTTTTGTATTACTGTTGTCTGGTGTTTTTACATCATCGTTTGGGCTATGACGTGAAATGGCTACTGGTGCTATCTATGTTGTTTACATTGGTGGCATCTAGTAAAGAAAAAACTGAATATCGTTGTGTCAGATGGGCATGGACAGGTGATGTTTACAACCGAAAGGTAGTATGCCTTGAGTGGCAAAAGGTTGAGAAAAAATGATTGACCCCATCACAGCACTAGCTGGCATACAGTCAGCAATCAGCATGGTCAAGAAGGCAGCTAATGTTGCCAATGACTTAGGCTCACTTGCGCCCATGATTGGTAAGCTATTTGACGCAAAAAGTGTAGCTACAAAGGCCATGCTTCAAGCCAAGCAGTCTGGCAAAGGCTCAAACATGGGTACGGCTTTGCAGATTGAGATGGCTTTAGAACAGGCTAGAGCGTTTGAGGAGGAGTTAAAACTGCTCTTTATGCAAACTGGAAAAATTGACGTATGGCAGAAAATTAAAGCTCGTCAAGCAGAGATGGACTTGGCAGATGCTAAAGAGATAAGTGCATTAAAGAAAGCCGAGAAAGAAGCTAAACAGAAAGAGCAAGAACAACTAGAGATTGGTTTGGCAATAGGCGCAGTTTTCTTTGTTTTGTTTTTAGTCTTTGTTGGCATTTATGAATTGATGGAATTCTGTGCAACTACTCGTAGATGTGGCAGATGAATGAGTATCAAAAGACTTTTGACCTATGCCTAAAGATATTCGTTTACGGATGTGTGGCCTTATACGCCCTTGGTTTTCTGAAGTTTTTGCCTGACGATTTGTCGGACAAAATTGTTAATCTCCTGCTTGGAAAGATTGGACTGTAATGCTATCTCTATTTTCTACACTAGGTGGTTTGCTAATTTCTGGACTGCCAAAACTCCTAGACTTCTTCCAGAACAAAGATGACCAAAAGCATGAGTTAGCTTTGGCTAGGGTTCAAGTAGAACTTCAACTACAGATGATGGCTCAAGGGTTTAAGGCTCAAGAGCGCATGGAGGAGATTCGCACAGACCAGATTGCCATGCAAACAGATGCCCAGATGACAGAAGCTGCTTTGAAGCATGATGAGAAAATCATGGAAAGAGCAAGCACTTGGGTAGTGAACTTTGTAGGTACTGTAAGACCTATTGTCACTTACATCTTTATCTTTGAGTTATGTGCAATTAACGCATGGATTGCCTACTACGTTTACAGCAGACCTAGTTTAGTTAACAACATGGATGATTTAATCCGAGTTACTGACGTTATTTTCTCAAGCGATGAAATGGCAATGCTTGGAGGAATTATCGGTTTCTGGTTTGGCTCACGCTCATGGTCTAAGAAATGAAAATCAGCGAAAAAGGCGAACATCTGATGCACTTCTTTGAAGGCTACAGAAACAAGCCTTATCGGTGTTCTGCTGCCATTTGGACTGTTGGGTGGGGTCACGCTATGTACGCTGACCAATTAAGCCTCCCAAACGTCCGTAAAGAGGGTTATACAGGGCTTATCAGGTCTGATTACCAACTAAAAGGGGAAGACAATCGTGTCTGGTCTAAAGATGAACTGGTCAATCTGTTCAAGGTTGACATCGATACTTTTGAACGTGGTGTTCTTCGACTTTCTCCTACTCTTGCTCATCATCAAAGCAAATTCGACGCTGTTGTCTCTTTTGCGTACAACGCAGGTTTAGGGAATTACCAAAGGTCAACCATCCGCATGAAGGTCAATCGTGGTGATTGGGATGGGGCTGCCGAGGCTTTTATGTCATGGACTAAAGCAGGTGGTAAGGAAGTCTCAGGTCTTGTCAAAAGACGCAAAGCAGAAGTGGCTTTGTTCTTATCTTAAATAAAATTGTCATAAATCATGTATAAGGTGTTGAAATGCCTAACATTCCTACGCCAGAACAAGCAGAACTGTTTGCACAAAGTGTCAGAAAATGGCAGCAGGTGCTGAGTTTGGGTGATTGGAGAATTGAAAAAGGCATAAAGCCAGCCAAGGGTGCAATGGCATCTGTTGAGTTTACACCTGCTGCAAGACTTGCTGTTTATCGTTTGGGTGACTTTGGTGCGGAAAAGATAACACCTGATTCACTAGATAAAACTGCACTACACGAGTTGCTTCATATTTTTTTATATGACTTGCTTTGTGTAGCCACAGACCGACAGGCAAGTGAGGAGGATAGGGAAATGCAAGAGCATCGCATAATCAATTTGCTAGAAAACCTTTTGACCAAGGACTCCAATGGGCGCACATAATGAAACCTGTACGGACATGGAGTTTATCCAGTTATGGGGTCAACTTCAGTCTGCAACAAAGATAGCTAAACATTTAGGAATAAATACTAGGGCTGCTCATCTACGCAGAAGATATCTTGAGAAGACCTACAATGTGTTCCTTAACGCAAGTGACCACAGGGGCGCACATTACGACAAAAACAAACCTAAGTCATTTAGTCCACTAAAGCAAGTTGAACTTGGGATGCTGGACGGATGTGTAATTGTTTTCTCTGATGCTCACTTTATTCCACACCAAAGAACAACAGCCTTTAAAGGGCTTCTATGGGCTATCCAAGAGTTCAGGCCTGTGGCTGTAATCGCAAATGGGGACTGTTTTGATGGTGCTTCTATAAGCCGACATGACGTAACTGAACAACCAGCGACTACTGTTATCCAAGAACTAAAGGCTTGTCAGGGTGCATTGGGTGAAATTGAGGAAGTGGCAAAAGCTGCAAGGCACAATGTAAAGCTACTGTGGACATGGGGTAATCATGACGTACGCTTTGGCAATCGTTTAGCGCAGCACGCACCACAGTTTAAAGATGTTATTGGCTTTAAGCTGACAGACCATTTCCTTGATTGGGAGTTCTGTTGGGCAGTATGGCCTACAGAGGACGTAATTGTTAAGCACCGATACAAGGGTGGTGTTCACGCTACTCACAATAATACAGTTAACGCTGGTGTGTCAATAGTTACTGGACACCTACATAGTTTAAAAGTTACCCCATTCTCAGATTATAAAGGCGTGAGGTTTGGCTGCGACACAGGAACATTGGCTGAGACTGATGGCCCACAATTCACCTATGCTGAATTAAATCCAAGCAACCATAGGTCTGGTTTTGTGGTGTTAAACTTTTTTAATGGTGAGTTGTTATGGCCAGAAATCGTGGCGAAGCACTCAGAATCCCACATCCAGTTCAGAGGGGACGTTATAGACGTTTCAGCGTTCTAATGAGTGCTTGGCTAATTATCTTAACTGGTGGCATCTATGCCTACATTGCTGCTGAACAACTTTACAGAGGCAATCCCTCTATGGCTGTTGTTTACGCAGGGTACGCATTTTCTAATGTGGGGCTTTACCTTTTAGCAAAGTAAGCCCCTATAAAATCACTCAGCTACTTCTTCTTCTTCTGTGTCTTCTTCAAGTTCAACTTCAAGTTCGTCAGCGTCTTCATATTCAACCCAATCTGTCTCGATTTGGTATTCAATAAACTCTTGAATAATCTTGATTTTACTAAAGTCATGCGACTCGACAATAATTTTCTCACTACCTGTCCAACCAAATTCCATCTCAAATTTCATGATGTTCTCCTAGCGCAACCAATTGTTGCAACTAAATCGTAGAACATCTTTATGTCAAAAACAAGACTCAAGGTTCTTTTTGGAAGACTCCGTTAGGCAATAGTATGCCCTTACGATTCTTAATTTGGTCGTATGCTATTTCCATACATTGTACTAAGTTTATGTCTTGCAGTACACAGTAGTTAATAAGACAGACCATGACATCACCAACAGAATCAACAATAGCATCCTCGTCATTTTTAATCGTGGCATCTGCTAGTTCTCCCATCTCTGACATTGCTTTTAGAAGCTGAACTTCTGGTGTGCTGTTAGGAATAATTTTCCTAGCTTCTGACCATTGAATTATCTTCATCTCTATACTTGCGTATGACATAACTATCCTTTCGAGTTTGCAAATTCGTACCACATGATGTAAAAGTCTTTGAGAAAATCAAGACCCTCGCCTATCTTTATACATTTACCTAGAACAACTTGGAATACATCTCCAACTTCAGTTTGTTCGTTGTCTGTGTTACCAATAATAACTAACACAGTAAATTTAGGCACTTGAGCAAAAGCCTTGAGTAGCAATTGCTGACCAGTAGCCATGTTCTCGTTAGGTTTCTTCCACTCTCCGATTAGGAAGTGTCCCTTTCTCTCGCAAATCATGTCTATGTTGCTAGGCAAGAAATGTGAGTTACTAGGAATCAAACCTTGGAAATCACGGAAGTCAGTATGGGTTGCATACTGATTTCTCATAGTGGTGAGGGTACTCATTGCTCGTCTGCAAGCCTAAAAGACTCTTTGCACAACTTTCCCCTCGTAATCAGAACGGAACGTCCGAATCATCAAACGATGCTTTCTTTGGTTTATTCAAAGCAGCGTCTGCGTTCTTATTCTTGATAGACAGGGACATAAACTTAGCCCCATCCTTGCTGACCTTTAGCCAAGCAGATAGCCAATATTCTACGCCATCTACATTTAAGCTGCCTTTGTAATCAGGAAACTTAGCATCGTCTTTGCGGTCATTCTTAAAGAGTGAGCCTCGGTTTGTATTATCGTATTCCATATTTATCCTTTAGCGTTCTTTAACGCACTTCTTACTTTACTAGGAAGCAATGTCCATAGAGCAACTTTCTGTTCGCTATCTAAGTTCTCTGCTTCCAACTTCACCCAAGCACTCTTAGGTTCTTCTTTCTCACAGAGAGCAATTAACTCCATTGCTAACTCTCTGAGATAATTCTGTTCATCTTCTGGGATGGTATCCATTGCACCCTGAGTTGGTGTGATGATTATCTTTTCTTCCTTAATTGGTGCGGAAGCATCAAAGCTGTCCCCCTCTACGAGGTCAGTAGCGCATAAATATAAATATCTCCGTTGATACGTCTGGCAACCGCCAAGGGACTGAATGGGCGATGCGCCTTTCATGTTTGCCTCAACCATTGGGCTTGTAATCACAATACAAGTTCCATCATCTACGTCTGTGATTGTCAGGCTTGCATATTCAGCGTCAAACGACACTACGCTGCATAAACCAAGACGATTAAAGATTGAGTTAACTTGAGGGAGAAAGTCTCCTAACTCAAAGTAGTTGTAGCCAGCAAACTTGTTGTGACCAGACTTCTTGAGTGGCATTGCTTGTAGTTCCACTCGTGCTTGCATTAACTTCTTGTGTACCATTTTATTTTCCTTTACTTAAATATTCTTCAATCATTGCTTCTTTGTCATCATCGTATAAATCCTCGAAAGGTACGAAGTGGTTTTCTCCGCAGCATGAGCCAGATGTTTTAGGCTCAGTACAGTAACAGCAGTAGTCACCATGCGATAAATCCTTGATAGCGTCTTGTCTTGTAATCATTGGATTCTGCTCACTTGTTTAGCCAGTAACCATTTGTCTCCTAACTTCAAGACTGACCTAATCCACTTGCGTTGGTTGTACTGGTTAACTTCTTGTGGAACTTCTTTGTTGTTATAAAGTTCTCTTGCTTTGCGTCTTAATTGTTCTGTGTTCATTTCATCCCCTCCAAGCCAGTAGTACACCGATACCGCCAAAGATAACGATGGCTAACACACATTCAACTAGCGTCTGAATAATCTTACTTTTCATTTTGATTTCCTTAAAAATACCCACTTACGTTTTGTTGTGGGCTGAGATGGATTGTAAAGGGTTCTTAACAGATTGCAAGATATTTATGTAGGTGTTTACCCTAAAAACAACAAATAATTTCTTTGCTATACTGTTTAGATGGATAAACAAACTGCTATCACACTTGCTGGCTCACAGAGTGAGCTTGCTAGAATA